TGCGCGGACTGCATCCGCGTGCGCATTTCTGCCAGCAGTTCAGACTTGTCCGAGCCGCCGTCGGCTACCCGCCGAGCCCCGTTGATGCCGTCGTCGCGTGCCATGTTACTTCTTGCCCTTCGCAGGAGCCTTGGCCATGCGCTGCGTGTTGTACGCCACCGCCACAGCCTGTTTCTGCGGCTTGCCGTGGGCCATTTCGGTCTTGACGTTCTTGCGGAACGCCTCTTTGGACGCGGATTTCACCAGAGGCATGTCATTTCCCCTTCGGTTTGGCCGTCTTGGCCGACTCGCGGAACGCTTTGGCGGTGGGCGCGCCCGGAGAGCCCGGTTTGCGCATTTTCTCACCGCTGCCGGCAGCGATTCGCTCGCGCTTGGCGTGGATTGCTGCGTACAGCCCTGGGCTGCCGGGTTTTTTCTGGGGCATGATCAGCACTTCCAGCGTTTAAGAGCAGCCTTGGCTCGCTCGCCGTTCTCGGCCTTCGCGGCGACGCTACCCATGCGGGCGCAAAACGACGCTTTTCGGCCCTTGTCGGCCTCAGTCTTCGGGTTCGGCGCCGGCGCCTTCAGGTTCGACCCCGTTTCGCGGTTGTACTTCTCGCGGCCTTTAGCCGTCAGGCCAGCGCCCTGCTTCGTGGGCAGCTTTTCGCCTCGACCAACGCTCAGAGACACCGACTTTGCCATGACAGACCCTCAGTGTGCCATCCACCCGGCCGACTGCATGGCTCCCCCGTGCGTCGTAACCACCCGGTGCTGGCTGCGCGGATTGTACTCCCTGTGCGCCACGGGAAACGCAAACGTCACCGCCAGTGCGTCCGCAGCGTCAGGCGAAGCCAAGCCCCGGGCCTTCATCTGCTCCTTCGTCTCCAGCGCAATCGCCCCCGACGAATTCGGCCGCGTTCTCGGGCCGCACAGGTCTTTCTTCAGGTTCCTGTCGTCCTTGATCGACGCTGTGCGCAGCCACTGTTTCATCGCGCCCCACATCTCGGCCCGCTTGTTCTGGTACGCCTTTTGATCCTTGGCCTTCCAGCCGAAATTCACCCCGCGCACCTTATACCGCTGCTCCAGCAGTCTGTCCAGCACGCCCGCGCCCAGGCCGCCTTCGTCAATCACTGTCAGCACCGGCCGGAAATCCTCAATGGCCTCAATGACGTGCCCCACCACCGTCATCGTGTCATCGCCCCGGAACCGTCGCACTTCGAGCAAATCCCGGCCCCGGCGCGCCACGATAATCGTCGCGTCCGCCCCGTACCGCGCGGGGTCCACCCCCAGCACCACGGGTGCCTCCGGGTCGCGCATCGGGGGCCGCTTGCCGGCTTCTTCCACCAGCCCCAGCGGGATGAACTGGTATTCATCCGCGCCGGGAAACTCGCCGTATACCTCGACCATTGCCTGCGGCGAGTCCTCGCCGTACTCGTCAATAATCACCTGGTACACGCCTTTATCAGTGTCCTCCACCGTTCTGGCGTCAATATTCTGCGTTTTCCAAAAGTTCCGCTTGGCGTTAAAACACTCGAAAAAATACCCAGAGTTTCGCCGCGGGTTACTGAACGCGCACCAGAATCTGTGCGGCGTGTTTTCCGTGAAAAACCCCGCAGCCACGCTCCAGATACTGTCGGGGATACCGCTGGCTTCGTCGAACACGACCATCATGCCGTCGTCGTTGTGCGCGCCAGCGTACGCGTCGGGATTTTCGTCGCTCCAGAGTTTGCCCTCCGCGCCCCAGTAACGCGTACCCTTCTTGAGGTCGCGCTCCACCAGTTCGGTGAGCCACTTCGCCGGCACGATGCGCGTCGCGCTGATCTCGAACCAGTGCGAGTTCATCAGCATCGCCAGCCACTTTGTAATCTCGGCCCAAGTCACGCTGCGCAGCTGCGCTTCGCTGTTCGCACTGACGATCACGCTCGCGCCAATCCGCGTACTCAGCATCCAGAGCACCAGCCAACTGACCAGCGCGGACTTTCCAATCCCTCGCCCCGAGGCCACCGCCAAGCGGAATACCTCGTACATATCGCGGTCGCCGTTTTCTTCGATGTGACCCCGTATCTTCCGCAGAATCTCCCGCTGCCAGCGTCGCGGGCCGCTGCGCTTTTCCAGCGGCGTGCCCTTTTCGCCCCAGGGAAACACGAACATCACGAACGCTTCGGGGTCGTCGCGGAGCTTCGCGCTCCACAGGCGACTCATCAGCGCCTGTTCTTCCTGCGGGGTGTATTTCGTGGTCTGCACGCAATTTCTCGGTTACACCGGGCCCATTTCCGCCAGTGCCTGCGGCGCCAGCCGGGGCCGTATTTCCACCGCATCCTCTATCGCTTCCGCAGCACGCACGCGCTTCTCGGCCATCTCCAGAGCCGCAGTAATTGAGATCGACTGCGTTACGTCTACCTGCACCTGCTGCGTGGCAACCCACGAATGCCTGTGCCGCAGAAACTCCAGCGCCGCCTTCGAATCCCCAGCCTCGGCCGCCTCGTACAGCGTGCGCGACATCGTCATCTCGCTGTCGGCGCGGCCCTTCATCTCCGCAATCTCCGCGATCGGGTCCATGAGCTTCAGCCGAGCCAACTCCACCGGCAACAAACCCGCAGCCAGCGCAAGCGAATCTCCACGCAATCCCAGCTTCGCGCCGTCGTATATGCGCTCCAACGTCGCGGGCGTGGCTTTTAGCTCTCTGGCAGTGATGGGGAGGTCGCGGAACATGTTTTGGAGCGTAGCGATGGCGCGAGTGTAATGCAGCGCAAAAAGAAAAAATTTGTCTAAGGCAACTTACGCAGCGTTCAAAAAATTTGTGGGGTGAAAAAATTTGTGGGGGGGGTCCGTACCATTGCCGGGCCGGCGCTCGGACCCCACCGGGGCTAGGGGTGGGGGGGTCATACCCCGAGGGGTATCCGCTCCCCGGCCCCTGATACCCTACCCCGTACCGTATTTCTGCGCACCTGGGCGGGGGCTATTGCGTAGCCCCCGTGCGCCCCCGGGCTCGATCCCGCGCCATCGGGGGGCTATCGGGGGCCATGGTCAGACTAGCGGGGTCGACACTCCGGACACCGCCCCCCGCTGCCCCCCATCGAGCGGGGGCTATCGGGGGCCATCGGTAGACTAGTCACCCCAGTAGTGCGAGCGTAGCCCCCAACTGCCCCCGGCATGGTCTCGGGGGGTCGGGGGGCAGTGGGGGGCATAGCCCCCCGCATTCCACCCGACAAACGTACAGCGGTAAACCTATCGTCGAACCTATAGCCCCCCACTGCCCCCCTAGAGGGAAGACCCCCGAAAACGCTGCCCCCCGATCTTGCCCCCGCCCGCGTTTGTAAGTTTCGCGTCAGGATTGGCGCATAGAGTTCGTTCTGTGGCGCCGATGTCCGGTGCCGGTGACAGGAGTAGACGAGATGGAAGCACGGATCGAGATCGTGAACGTGGGCGCCGATACCGCGCGCATGGTGATGGTTGAGTTCGCCGACCTGGAAGCCGCGCACGCCTACGCTGCGGGCTATCCCGGCGCCTATTGGACTGACCTGCAGGTCGCTGACGACAACGTGATCGAGATCGTGATCGCGGTCGAGTGACCTTAGCCGCTCGCCCCGCGTGCGGGGTTATGGCGCGCGGTTTGCGCGGATAACGATAGGAGTGATGACGATGAAACCCCGACTTACTGACGCCGAACTCTGGCAAGCCACGGTCGAGGCGGAAGCGCGCAAGTCTGACAGCAACTTGCCGCTTGACGCGCGCATGCGATCGTTTGAAACCTTCACGCAGTGTTTGCGTGAAGCTCACAAGCGTAATTACGACTATTCGAAATTGCGCGGTGCCGCTAATGCCGAACTGCTGCGAGAACAAGCCCAGCTCCGCGCCCTGAGCTGGCAGGATTCGCGCGTCACGGCGCGACTGGAGACTCTGCATCGCCTGTTGTCGTCAGATTGACGTCAGCCTATCCCCCGACACTACACCCGCCCCGCACCGGGGCACACTGGAGAACGACGATGACATTGACGAAGACACAGCAAGCGCTAATCGAGCGCGCCAAACTGTATGGCGGACAAGCTGCCATTGACTGCGGTAGTGGACGCGGCGCCCTTGGCGGGCGCATCAGCTTTGGCAGTCGTGAGCGTGCCGCGTTGCACAAGCTGGCCGAAATGGGCTTGGTTGAGATCACCAACCGCATTAAGGACGTGGATTACAGCCGCGGCAACAGCATCCACACCACCACAACCGTATACCGCTTGGTGCCATCCGACGACCAGTTCCTGGCCGCCCTCGGCCCTTGCGGCCGATAGGAGAGCCCCGTGGACGACACCCCCCTGACCCTCGCCGATGCCCTGTTCGCCTGCGTGCTGGGCCTTGCCCTGGGCGCCCTGGTGGCGATCGGGTTCTGACACTGACGATAGGAGAGACACCATGGAATTCCACCGAAACATGCTGCCCAGCTTAGGCGTTAGCTATCACGGTTTTGAGACTTACCACGAAGCCCGCCGCTTTGCAGCCTGGGCGCAGCGCGTAACCCGCCTAGATCGGTATCCGTGTGACGCTTACGTCACGCGCGAAGATGACCGACAAGAGTGGGAGCGCTGGCAAGTGAAAGTGACCAATTGGTGACCCCGACCCCGACCCGGCCCACGCAGCCCCTACGCGGGCCTGTGTGGCCTTTCCCGCTTGCGCTGCTAGATTACCCCAGCCAGCCGCCCTGCGCGCGCCCTGCGCCGCGCTATAGCCCGCCGCCGCCGGACACGCCAGCGGCTTTGTTTTGAGGATCCGCCTCATGCCCCTAGCATTCAAAAATCTTCAACGCCCGCCCGAAGACCTAGCGCGCGGCCTCGCTGCTGCTGCTGCGGTGTTCGAGCGGGCCGGTGTCTCGCCCGAGGTGGCGTACCGGCACGCGCTATTGCGCCGCGACGGGCTGATTTTCTCGCCGCCCTTGGTGCGCCTCTGGTACGCAGCAGAGGATGCCGCCGTGCGCACTGCCTGCGGCTCCTGGCGGGATGCGCCGCTCGCGGCTGCACTGGAGGTCGAACCGTGATCGCCGCGCTGATCGCGATCCTGATCGCGCTGCTGCTGGCCCTGCTGCTGGACCTATAATGCGCATGCCGGCCTGCGGGCCGGTCGTCTGTCTCCTCGGGTGAAAACCCGTTCAGCCCCCGGTTGAGTTCGCTCCCGGGGGCTTTTTTTCAGTCGTCGGCAGTGCGTCGGAACGCGTGCACGGTCGCAGTGTGCGCCGTCTCCGCAGCATCCCGGGCCTCGGTTTTCGTGCCGCGCCAGTCTGGCGACAGCCAGATATGCCGGCGCGTGCCGTACCGTTTCGTTTTCACTAGCCCGACGTCGGTCCACCCGCATTCAGCCAGCGCGTGCAGCAGCGCAGGCACGTTGAGCCGGACATTCTGCGGCGCGTGATCCTGCAGCCGATCCACGACGGCCTGCCACGGGCCGCACGCATACCCGTGCCGAAACTCCAGCGCTTTCTTCTCGATGCGCTCGACCAGCCACGATTCCGCGCCCGTGCGCGCGCTGCCGACCATGATCGTTTTGGCGTCGGTCCACGGCGGTGTTGCGGCCGGATTGAACCGGCGCACGTCACGCTGGCGCAGATACGCCGCACCGGCCTGCAGCCCACCGGCCTTGAAATAGGCCCATAGGGCAAGCGAATCCTGCTCGCGCATTCTTGGCGCATCAGTCCACGTCACCCACCAGCGCCGATCTTCCGACGGAATTGCGATAGCGTCCCGATAGTTCGTCATGCCTATGACCAACGATTGATTCACGACCGATATGGGATGCTGGCCCTTGCGCTGCACCGTCAGCAGTTCCGGCGGCGCGGCCAGGATCGGCTTTAGCCGGTTTTCCAGCGCGCGGCGGTCGATGGCCTCAGACTGCCGCAGTTCATTGAAGATAATTACCTCGTTTTCGAGGAAATAGCCCCATACCTGCTGCAGTTCTGCGGCCTCGACGCTGGTGCAGTTGGTTTTGTTTTCGCCGCCGATTGCGTACAGGAGCGGCGCGACCATGCTGTCCTTGCCCGCGCCAGGCACGCCGCCTATCAGCAGCGCGTGATTGATTTTGACGCCAGGATGCTGGACCTTGTATGCCATCGCGTCCAGCAGGTGCTGCCGCTCTGCAGGGTCCGAGATCAGTCGCTCAACGTGCGCCAGCCACGGGCCGGGATCGCCGCCCACGCAGTCCGGGCGGGCGTTACGCCACTTGTTCCCGTAGACCTGCCCGACGTGCTCGCACAGGACCGCGCGCCCAGGCGCGTAGGTGATGCCCTGCAGCATCCGGCCACGCATCGCCGCGCGGTTTTCGTCGTAACTGGTGGCCGCCTCGACCCGGCGCGCCCCGCCTGATGCACTGGCGTGAATCGAGTGGCACCGGACGTGCCTGTACAGCGCGTTGAACGAGTTGCGCGTGTATTCCACGCACTGCTGGACGTCGAAGTAGGCATCGTCAGGCACGACGTACGCAAAACGCTTGTGCCACTCGCCGACCTCCAGTAGGGACGGGTCACGCTCGTCTGCTGCGGCCTGCGCCTCGGAGTGCTCCTGCGGTTCCGGCCCCGCCGGTTTCGGCGGCTCGGGTTCCGGCTGCTGCGCAAACACGCTGGTGCGTGGCGCGATCCAAGCCCGTGCGTCCTGCCAGCTGGCGAACCCAGAATCCGCAGCGTCCCAGCCGTCTGGCATCCCTGCCGGGTCTATGACCTTGACCTCGGGGCACCGCTCGGCCAGCATCGCCGCCAAGCGCTGCATCGTCTGAATGCCCGCGTCGTCGGCGTCGGGCCACAGGAGCACCCTGCGCCCGTGGACGGGCTTCCAGTTCGCCCGGCTCACTGCCTGACCTCCACCAGGCCACGTCGTCACGACGTACGGTCCGCTGAACCCCGCCGCAGCGTCTGCGGCTTTCTCGCCCTCGACGATCAGGACCGGATCGGCACTGCGGGCCTCGAGTTCCTGTAGCCGGTACAGCGGGCGCGGAACCGGCCACTGGCCCATGCCCCACCGGTCGCCGTCCCAAGTCCACGGCACGATCTGCTTGCGCTGCCCAGGCGGGTCGTACCGGGCGACGTATCCGAGCGTCTCGCCATTGCCGTCGAAGTACGTCCAACGGGCCGACGGTGCGCCGTATGCCGGGTGGATGCACTCGCAGTCCGCTGCCGCCTCTGGCACTGGCGTGACCACGGTGCGGGCGGGTTTCGTCGGTTTCGTCGGTCGCATTGGCGGCTCGGCCGTGCTGCCGTCGTCGAGCTCGCGGTACGCCTCGCCGGGCGTGAGTTCGTGGATCGCCGCGTACAGGCTGATGAGATCCCCGCCCCGATCACTGGTTGCGAAGTCGGCCCAGCGGCCGCTCAGCAGGTTGACGGAGAGCGAGGTGCCCTCGCCGCCGCTGAGATCGCCGCAGACCCATTCGTGGCCGCGACGCCTGCCGCCGGGGAGCCACTGCGGGACGAGGGTTTCGCTGCCGAGAAGCAGGCGCTGCGCGAGCGCGGAGAAGTCGAGTTTCATGCGTCCCCCAACAGTTTCTGCGCGTCTTCGACACTGCGGCAAACCCCCGCCACGCCTCCGGCGCTGCGGATCGACGCGAGGAACTCCTCCTGCCCAGGCCGCATGCGTCCGGTGCGCGACTTGACCTCGATGGCCAGCGTGCGCCCGTCTTTCAGCGTGCCCATGATGTCTGACATCCCGCGCTGGGTGTTCGCCCGGATGTAGCGCACTGACCCGTCGCGGTTGCGCTCCTGAAACGTGCCGCTGTTCTGCCGCCAAGACATCGCCACGCGAGGATGTCGCTTCAGCAACTGCACGATCGCCCGCAGGATCTCGGCTTCTGACGGCTCCCGCTGTTCTGCCGGCGCCGGCTCGCGCTTGACGCGTTTCTTCGGCTCTGGCGGGATCGGCAACTCCCGCGCCGGTTTGCCGCTGAGTGCAGCGTACAGGTTTTCGGTTGCCTGATTGCGGAGCATCTGCTCGCGCAGGGTGCGTCTGCCTCGTTCTGTCATGCTGCCAGCCTCAAAAAAACAGCGGACCAAATATCATCCGACGCGCGCCGTTTACGGTGCAGGACGCTACCGATCGTCGCGCGGGAAACGCCAAACTCCAGCGCCAGGCGCGACTGCGATTCCTCGCTGCGGGCCAGGATCTCCCGGATCTGATCGTCAGTGAGTTTGCGCCGACGCAGCCCGCTCAGACGGTTGCGCGCAGTCGTGGCTGCGCCCTTGATCTTGCCTGCGGCCGACGCCCGCTGCATCGCGGCTTTTCGAGTCATCACACTGAGGTGAGCGGGATGCACACAGAGCGGCGTGCCGCACATGCATGACGCCACGAACTTGCCCAGCGGCTTGCCCGCCATCGCCTCGGAGATCGTGCGCCGCAGCGAGCGCGACGCCTTCGTCGGCGTGCCGGTAGAGTCGTAATGGCAGCGTGGCACTCGAGTGAACGCCACGCAGGTCATCCCGGTCCATATCAAACACTCGCCCTCTTCCACGGTGCGGGTAAGCATAAGGTTTCGCAGCGCAGGCGGCAGTCCGTCAATGATTGCTTTCGTTTTCTTGTCCATCGTCTGTCCCATCGTTGTCGGGGGCGCAATGATGCCATGCTTGCCGAGTCACGCAAAGCCCGCGTGGAATAGTGGGTTATTGTGTCGATT